GCCTGGGCCCTCGTATCCCCTTTTCAGGGGTGGGGTCTGGACTTCTGTCCAGAATGACTGCTTTTGGCAGTCCTCTTTCTAGGTGCATGTCTGCACCGGGGTATTCAAAATACCCTCTACTTCGCATCGTGCGAGGTAGGAAGTGAACAGTCTGATCTTCTCAATTAGGTATCTGCTGGTGACTATCAAAATACGCCCCAATCTGTCTAACCAGAAGTCGTACCCTGTGCCTTCGTTCTGGGCCCGTTCCAACGGGACCACCTCGAAAACGGCATTAGGGAACAAAGCTGGGAAAACGGTGTGGGAAACCACAGTGGGCGTACATAGACGGAAACCGTCAGCTAGTTGGGTTCCCCCAACTAATTATACCTTTTCAAGGTCAGACTGGCGAGCCGCGATCGGCTCTTGTATAGCTATGCCAGATGGTGTTCCAAACACCTGGGGTGATTGCTATACCGGGGTTGTCGGCGTGCTTTCTGGGGATGGCATCACGAGGTTTGACCTCGCAAATGCTTTGAACCAGGCGTTACTCGAGTACGATGCGAAGCTAGATGACGGTTTACGTAACTCTGCTTTAATAGCAGCACGTAACAATCTGAAATCTGCCAGCGTCGATCTCGGCGTAGCCTTTGCGGAGCGAAAGCAAACCGTAGGGCTCGTAACGGAAACAGCCACCCGTATGGGCCGTAGTATCCGATATCTCCTTCGGGGTCAAACCCGTCGGGCGATGGACGAACTCGGCATTTCATCTAAGAAACGAGCACCTCGGGGCAGTAATGTCCCGAATAAGTGGCTCGAGATGCAGTACGGATGGAAACCTTTGCTCTCCGATGTTTACGGAGCCACGGACTCTTTAGCAAAGAGGACGCGGGATGATTGGAGAATCACAGCAAAAGCTACGAAGTCAAACTCAATCTCTAAGAGCGTCGAGTACGACGCTAAGGGGGCGGGGTGGGGCTTTATTAGCGTGGAGGGTAGAAAGTCCGTGTTCGCACGGATAGACTGCGCTCCGCAGAGCGAGATTTTAATCTCGCTAAGCAGCCTGGGGATAACCAATCCACTTAACGTGGCGTGGGAAAGAGTCCCTTTTAGCTTTGTTGTCGACTGGTTTTTACCGATCGGCAATTACCTTGACTCGTTGGACGCTATGCTGGGCTACGAATGTCGTGGTTACTCCTCTTCCCTCCTTGTGAGGGCGGAATGGACCATCGTCGGTCGTAGCGGAACAGTGAGCGGCTCATACAAGATCAAGAATAGCTATGAGGGCGGGAAGAAGCTCGTTTACCTGGAGCGAATAGCTTCAAGTTCCGTGCCTATTCCTACTCCTCCGAGTTTTAAAGATCCTCGGAGTCTCGGGCATATGGCTAACGCTTTGGCTTTGTTAGCCGGGGCGTTTGGGCGTCGCTGATAGGATAATCCCTGTTAGTGGTTCCCTTGGCCGATT